AGTGGTAAGAATAACCACAACTATAAACACGGCAACAGAATAGGTCAAAGCAAATACCATAATTTAGATGGTAACCTGAAAGAGAGGGTAGCGTCATAGCAATTTTAAGGGGAGGCAGACGAATAGGTAATTTTGATATCAGACTAGGTTTACCTAGAGATAAATCATTAGCTGATGTTGCAGGCGACCCTAGATTACAAAGACAGCCAGGTGGTGCAGGTACTATTCAAAGATTTCTTGCACAAGTAAATCAAGGCGAAGGCTTTGCTAGGACAAATAGATTTATTGTAAGAATTAATCCACCAGCAAGAGCAAATTTATTTGTTGATGATTTTGACATGACACCAGGTAATAATGACTTAGAGAGTTTAACAACATTAGAAAATGTTGATATGATGTGTAATAAAGTGACTATGCCGAATAGAGATGTCAACACACAAACAAATAGAACTTATGGACCGGCAAGAAGAATGCCATATGCATATTCTTATAGTAGTGAAGTTGAAATGTCTTTTTATGGTGATAAATTTTTAAGACAGAGAATGTTTTTTGAGAATTGGCAAAAGAAGATTTTTGATTTGCAAAGTCACAACATGAAATTCTATGATAATTATGTTGGTAGTATGGACATCATGCAGTTAGGTCAGTTTGACGCTAAAGGTGATGATGACGCTAGAGTTACATATGCAGTTAGACTACATGAGGTATATCCTCAAACAATTGGTTCTTATGATTATACATATGGTTCAGATAATGAACAGGTAAATGTACCTGTCACATTAAATTTTAGAACATGGTCAAACTTAACGATTGACCAAATTAATGGTGCAACAGTTGGCCAATCAGTTGGTGATGTGCCAACAATAAAGGCAAGTAAAGATTTTGGTTTGTTTAGTGGTATATTAGGTAAATTGCCTCCTGAAATAAGAAGAGCGGGCAGAGATGTACTACAAACAGCAAAAAGAAATCTACCAATTGGTAGAGTTACAGGTGGCAGATTATTTCCACCTTTTGGTTAATATAAACAAGGAGATATGATATTATGGCATTGCCTATATTAGATACAGCGACTTATGAATTGACATTACCTTCAAGTGATGTACAGGTTAAGTATAGACCTTTTCTGGTAAAAGAAGAAAAGATTTTATTACTAGCATTAGAGTCAAACGACGGAAAACAAATAAAAAATGCATTGAAGAATATTGTTGGTGCATGTACATTTGGAGCATTGAATGTTGAGTTAGTACCCACATTTGATTTAGAGTATATATTTTTAAATATCAGAGCTAAATCAGTTGGTGAGATTGCTAAATTAAAATTACTTTGTCCAGATGATAAAGAAACTTACGCAAATGTTGAGTTAGATTTGAGCACAGTTGAAGTTCAAGTTGACGAAAAACATACAAATGAAGTACAGATTAGTGATAAAGTTAAAATGATTATGAAGTACCCTACAATTGATTCATTTGACCCTAGCGTGGATGCTAGTAAATTAGGCACAGAGAAACTATTTGAAATGATTTCTAGTACAATATATGAAATCTATGAAGGTGAAACCGTGCATAAAGCGACTGATTATAGTAGTAAAGAAATGAATGATTTTATTGAGTCACTAACAAGTGAACAGTTTAGTAAAATACAAAACTTCTTTAACACTATGCCTAAATTAGAACATGAGGTTGAGGTTGTAAATCCTAAGACAAAGGTAGTAAGTAAAGTTAAGTTGCAAGGGCTACAAAGTTTTTTCGTATCGCCCTCTCACACGACAGCCTAGAGAATTTATTCCAGGTTAACTTTGCTTTAATGCAACATCATAAATATTCTTTAACAGAATTAGAGGATATGATACCGTGGGAGAGGGAGATATATGTCGATTTGTTATTAAGTCATTTGAAAGAAGAAAAGGAAAAACAACAGGCTAATAAAAAGAGGTAACAATGGCAGTAGAAGAAACAAAAATGGTAGTACCAGCAGATAAAGATACATCAACAAAAATGGTAGTACCAGCAGATAAAGATACGGCAACGAAAAAGGTTACTGTAGAATTAGAAGTTGATACAAGTATAAAAGATTTAGGACCAAATCCTTATGCAAAACTAATACATTTAGCTAGAGCTGTTGACGCTTGGAGAATATTTCCAAGATTGTTCTTAACAGTTTACATCATATTATTATACAAATGTGTAATATGGTACATGAATTTAGGTTCACCAACAATGGAACAGAGTGGGTTAATCAGTATCGTAGTTGGTGCTGGCGCTGCCTGGTTTGGTCTCTATACAGGTTCGAGTAAAGGTAAAAAATAATGGCAGATAGAGCAGACATATTACCAATCATATCAATGGGTCAGTCTATGACCGGCGGTATGTTATCTGGTGCTGGTGCAGCTAATGATAACACAATAGGTGTGTTAGAAGATTTAAGAGATATTGGTAGACAAAACGAAGAGAACACCCAATCTCTTTTAGAGACCATGGTAGGCATGTTTGCTTTTGATAAAGAAAGATTTAGAAGAGAAAGAGACCAATTAAGAGAACAGAATAAAGAAAAATTAGGTGAAGCAGGACCTGGTTTGGCATTACCTGGTATTTCTGAAATGACAGGTGGTTTTGGTACAAAGGCATTAGCAGGTATAGCTGCGTTAGCTTTCTTTGCAAAATCTCTTGGTGCTGATACAGATGTTCTTAAATTACCACAACAATTAAAATCTATAAGAGCCATGACAGGTTTTGTCAAGGGTATTGGTAACATTGGTACAGTAGGTTTTGGTGGTAAACTAATTGATGACGCAAAGGCAGCTATCAAGGCAACCAAAGTTGACCCAGGTGATATTACCAAAGCAGTCAAGGTAATGTTTGATGACACATTTAAAGGCATTGCAACCTTGATAAAAGGTACGCCTGATAATCCAAGTGTGTTTACTAGAATTACAAACTCATTTATCAAAACATTAGATACTGTAAAAGATACATTTGCTACAACAAAGGCGTCTATCACAGGTAGTACGGCATTTAAAACAATCACAACATTTGCTGACGATATCAAAAACAGTATAGCGAAGACATTTAAACCATTCAAAGACTCAATCATGGGTATTTTTGGTTCTGCTGAAGCTGGTGGACCTGGCGGCCAAGGTGGTAAAGCTGGTGGTGCATTAGCAAAAATTATAGAACCATTAAAAGCAATTGGTAAAACTATTGGTAAAATATTTTTACCATTGACTATCATTTTAGGTGTGTTTGATGGTTACAAAGGATTTGAAGAAGAATATAAAGATGAACAATCTATATTAGATGGACTAAGAGGTGGTATAAAAGGTATTGTTGACGGATTTATAGGTTCATTCGTAAGAATTATTGGTAGTGCATTTGATTATGTATTGACATTTTTTGGTTTAGACACAGCAGGTGAATCTGTAAGTACATTTGCTAAAGATGTAACAGCTGCATTTGAAACCTCTGTAGGTGGTTTAGTAGATATTATCACAGGTCTATTTTCATTTGATACTGTAAGAATAAAAGAAGGTGTTGTTGCATTAATTGGTGGTACTATTGATTGGGCTTCTGATATTCTATTTGCACCTATCAACTTAGCAATTAACTTTATTAAAGATATATTCGGCATTACTGAAAAAGATAAACCAGCATTTAATTTAAAAGATTACCTATTTGGTGAAGAAGGCCTTGTAAATCAAGCAGTAGATTTTATAAAAGATATATTCTCAATCGACTTTGCTGCCATTGGTACAAAGTTTTTCGACATGGGCCAAATGTTAAAGGCAATTGTTCTCGCTTCAGGTTCATACACAGCAACTGCTATGAATCCATTTACAAAAGGTGACAACTTAGAGGCTGCCTCTAAAGCATATGAAGAGAAATATAATGAAGTTATGGGTGGCAGTCAAACAACTACTATTGAAGGTGCTTCGATTAAAGGTAACACAGATGAATCAGAAAGTAAAACTGATATATTAAATGAAGGTGATACTACAAAAGGTGGTGACATTGTTATTGGTTCAATTGACACTTCTTCAAAAGATAATAGTACAAAGGTTGCTAAGACAGAAAATTCTTTTCCACCATTATCAACAGGTGTTGACCCATACCATGATAGAATGTCATATAATTATATAACTTAATATTGTCCAAGGTCCTTTTCAGTAATAATTTTGAACTCCATACTATTATCTTCACAGTATCTACGAGCAGCGGACCATTTGGCTTGATTTTTAATATACTCAAATGATTCACGCATATATGATTTTGTTTTCTTTTTTGGTGGTTTGGGCTTTAATGCTTGCCGATAGGGTTTTATCTCAATCATGTACTTATCACCATTCACCGTCTTTACAACAAAGTCAGGAAAGTATCGGTGATATTTTTTGTCTAGCGGGCTATAATATCTAACAGGCAATTCTTCACTTGCCCAAAATAGAATATCTTTGTTCGTGTCACAATAACGCATAAACCGTCTTTCAAGTAGTGAACGATACACTATTTGATTGGTATTGCCGACATATTTCTTTGGATTGGTTGGTTTGAATAAACCTTTATAACTCTTTCTCATATCACTCTTATTTTCTATATAAATATTACTAACTAAGGATTATTTATACATGTCAGTTAAACTAAAAAACATTGCTAGTAATTTATCTACACCTTTCCTATCTGGAATAGTTAACAATTTTATGAGTTCAGGTAGTCAGAAAGACGCAGGTAAAGTAGCGGCTCAATTATTAAAGAAGTCGCCATTTGATATACCAGATAGTCCATCACAAAAACTAGTATCAAATCCTCTATCATTTAGTCCTGTACAATATCCACTTGACCTTGGCAGTAACGAACTTGGTCATTACATCATGTTTGAATCAGGTTTTGTTGGTTACAGTCCACAGACAAGTGGTTTTTTAGAAATGTCAAAGAATAGAGGTGGACCTCCTAGTGTTAGAAATAGAAAACTTACATCTAAATTACCTGATAGAAGTATCGTAACATCAGCAGTTGCATTATACATGCCACAATCTGTAAAAGTTGGTTACTCACAAAATTATGATAGTGATACAGAAACAGGTTTAGCTGGTGTCGCAGAAAAAGCAGGTATGGAAATCAATGACGCAGAGGGAGCGTCTGCTAAAGTACAAGCGGCTATGCAAGGTATCGTAGGTGGTGTTGCTACTCAAGCAAAAGAGATTTTAGGTGAATTCATATCACTTGCTGGTATGGGTGACCCCATAAGATTTGCAGCCAAAAGAGCTGGCGTAGCGGTCAACCCTAGAAATGAGGCATTTTATTCTTCACCATCACAACGAACATTCTCATTTGAGTTTGATTTTTGGCCTAGAAATGTAAAAGAGGCACAAGCAGTCGAAGATATAATTTTAATATTCAAATACAATTCAGCACCAGGTTTCGCAGACAAGACACAACAAAGTGTGTTCACAACACCAAATTATTGGAAAGTAAGTTACATGTACAATGGTGGTGTAAACCCACATTTAAATAAAATTGGTGCTTGTTTCTGTACAGATGTTCAGGTTGATTATGCACCAGACGGACAATACACTACATTTGGTGGTGAGGTTACAAAAGGTGGCGGTGTACCAGTACATACAAAATTAACAGTATCTATGTTAGAAGACAGAATTATAACTAAACAAGATATTGAGGCAGGCGCATAATGTCAAAGTTTTTTAATCATTTTCCATTAATAGAATATAACCTATCAGGTGCAAATGGCAACACTAAAACTGTAACCGATATCTTTAGAAGAGTTAAGGTTAGAAGTAAACTACAAAACAATCTCACACTATATGATAAGTATGATGTACAAGAGGGTGAGAAACCTGAAGATGTTGCATACAAAGCTTATGGTGACGCAGACTATTTTTGGGTTATAACACTTATTAATAACATTGTCAATAGATATTATGACTGGCCATTAGATGAGTATGTATTTCAACAGTATGTCGCAGACAAATATCCTAATCCAGAAACAGTACATCACTACGAGATAACACAATCAAGTGGTAGACAGGCAGGAGATGGTCCTAGTGACTATTCCCACAAGGTAGAGTGCAATGCTACAGACGCTGGCGCAGAGGCAGTTACAAACATACAATACGAAAGAAGATTACAAGATGAGAAGAGGCAAATTAGAATATTAATGCCTGTTTATCTACCAACATTCGAAGACGAATTTATTAAATTGATAAGAAAATAATAACATGGCAAATCTTGAACGAGATATTTTAGATAGAGTTGGTAAGTACAACCTATCTGAGTTAGAAATAATTTCATACAGACAAGACAAAGAAGAGAGTGGACCTAAGACTATGGACATCAAGGGTATTACCTTGACCATGTCTATCACAGAGGACATTTTTAGTAATAATATGAACGGCATGATAACTGTCTATGATACACAGGATATCAGGTCTATATTCCCTCTTACAGGACTAGAAAGATTATCACTTAAATTAAATACGCCTGGTTTACCAGGCCTGGATTATACAAATGATAACGGTGTACCATTTCAAATATACAAGGTAGATAGTGTAAGAAAAGATACCAGTAACGACATTGGTCAATTTTATAATATCTATTTCTGTTCACCTGAAATGTATAACAATCAAATAACTACAGTCAGTAGAGCATACGCAGGTCCTATAGAGGTTGCAGTAAAAGATATTTTTAGAAACAAGAAGTATCTAAATTCTAAGAAACCAATATTTGTAGAAGATACAAAGACAAATGCCAAGTATGTAATACCTAGTTTGAAACCATTTAGTGCCATTAATTTCTTGTCAAGTCAAGCATTATCTGGTAAATATAATAACGCAGGTTATTTGTTCTATGAAACATCAGCAGGTTTTCATTTTAGAAGTTTAGAGTCTATGTTGGCAATGGGTGGCTCAGTTGCAAGACCGACTAGATGGAATTTTCAATCACAAATTACACAAGTCAAAGACACTAAAAAAGATGAGGTCAAAGACATACAAAAGCGTATGCAACAGGTTATACGATATGAGTTTGGTAAACAAGTTGACGCATTAGAAAATATCAGAAGCGGTCTATACGCCAATAGATTGGTAGTACATGACGCATTTAATAAGACGATTACAACACATGATTTCAATTACAAAGATAATTACGAGAAAGGTTTTCATTTAGAATCAATAGGTGATGAACAAGACATAGATAAACATATCACACCTGATACACCATTAAATGATACCGGCAAAGGAATATATGATTTCGCAGATAGTAAGAAGATGGTGGTAACCGAAACAAGTAAAGTACATAATGATTACGAGTTTACACCAGCTAGTGATACCATACCAAAGATTACCAGCCAAAAGGCCGGATATAGAAATATGAACATGACACTATTAGTATATGGTAATACATTGCTTAACGCAGGTGATATTATAAACTTCACCGTACCTGTTATGCAACCTGGACAGAGTGCCATACCAAATCCTTATACATCTGGTAGATATCTAATCATGGCAATTAAACATACAATTGCCGTTACTACCAACAACCATACAATGGTACTCAAATGTATGAAAGACAGCGTTAGGACACCATATCCAAGAGAGGACGACCCATTGGCC